AAACAACTATTATTGACAAACAAAAGACTGAATTAGAAAATACTAAAAAATTAGAGGCAACTAATACAACTAGTAAAGAAAAGGCTAATGAAACTAAGAAAAATGTTACTGAAAATAAAGAACTTGATAATACAAATAGTTGTTCTAATTTATTATTAGCTAAATTTAAAAAATACGAACCAATTGATACTCCTATAAAAACAAGTGTATCACCTAAAGAACTTGTTACTAAAATATTAACAAGAATGTCAAATAAATTTGTTAATGATAACGGTAAATTAAAATATGCGATTTTTTACATTTTTTATATAAATGGGTACTCAAATAATAAATTTAACTCATTTGAAAATAATTATGCACAAGTAAGTTTAGATAATGAATGGACTAATATTAATAAAACTAAATATTTCTGTATGTCTATGGAATTAAAAAACGATTCAGTACCATACGCTACATTCCAAAGTATATCAGACCATATTGATTTTTTAATAGATAGAAATAAATCAAGAATGGAAAATGTTAAGACTGATAATCTACCGAGTGAGTTGGCGAAATTTTATTTAAAAAATGTTTACCCAAATGTTCCTAGTTCAGTTTATGATAATAGTGACGTAGGTTTCTATACTAAGAAAGCCGATGAGTCAATTAAATTATTTGATAAAACTAAAAAAGGGGTTAATATCTAAAATTTTAGAATAATAAAGATATTTATATATAAAGATAAAGTTATGAATACAAAATTAATATTAGATAGTTATTTGGGTAAAAATACCAAATATTCTGAAAAAGATGCTGGAAACGGATTTAAGCAAGTGTGTGATTTAGATACAGGTGATTGTTATACTATTAGAATGAAAGATGGTCTAATTGAAAGAGTTGATAATACAATGAACACAAACAGAAAAGTTCAAGTGGAAACACATAATGGAGTGAAACAATTATTAAACGGGTAAGAAATGAGTATAGATAAAAAAATATTAGAAGAAATTACACGATTTAATTCGATTAATAGATATATTAACGAACAAGAGTTACCCCCACCACCGGCTGAGGACCCATTGGCGGACCCATTAGCTGCGGGAGCACCACCTGTTGACCCATTAGCTGCGGGAGCACCACCTGTTGACCCATTAGCCGCGGGTGCACCACCAGCTCCGGCACCACCTGCGGGTGAAGTACCACAACCTGTTGATGTTGCAACTGACCCTGAAGTTGAGAAAGTTGGTGAAGAGGAAAAAGATGGTAAGACCACAGAAATTGAAGTTACTGATTTAGTTAAATCGCAAAAGAATACTGAAGAAAAACAAGAAGAATACTTTCAACAATTGTTTTCACACTTAGAAAATTTGGAAAGTAAACTGAGTGAAATGGATAACATTGTTAATAAATTAAATAGTTTGGAAGCTAAAGTTGAAAAATATCGTGAAAAAACACCTGAAGAAAAAATGAAATTAAGAAGTTTAGATTCAGGGCCATTTGACCAAACTTTATCTCAATATTTTGAAGATAAAGAAGAAGATTTTGAAAAATTAGGTAGAGATGAATACATCTTAACTAAAGATGATGTGACTGATTTCTCACCTAAAGAAATGCAGAAAACATTTAGAGAATATCCTGGTAGGGATGAAGATGTTTTTAAAGTAAAATATTAATAGTGTTGGATTAGTTGAAAAAAACTTGTCTAAATAAAAAGACAAGTTTTTTTTTACTTAGGATTTGACAATACAAAAAGGCGGACTTATAATTAGATAAACAAATAAAATAAATTAAAATTATGGCGACAAACAGTTTAGACGCGGTGTTAGCTCAGTACGAGAAAGCACAACAAACGGGTAACTATACCCCAAAAATTTCTCAAGAGGAAAGATTAAAAAGATACTTCGCAGCTATCTTAGGTGACAATGAAAAACAAGGTCAAAAAAGACTTAGAATTCTTCCAACAAGTGATGGTTCTTCACCATTTAAAGAGGCTCAGTTCCACGAAATGTTAATTGAGGGTAAGTATGTTAAATTATACGACCCTGCGATGGATAATGAACGTTCTCCGTTAAATGAAGTTTATGAAGAGTTATTAATTGAAGGTGATAAAAAATTGGCTTCTGAGTACAAATCTCGTAAATTTTACATTGTAAAAGTTATTGACCGTGATAACGAAAAAGACGGACCTAAATTTTGGCGTTTTAAACACAACTATAAAAATGAAGGGATTTTAGACAAAATCATTCCTATTTGGAGAAATAAGGGTGATGTTACTGATTCTGAAAAAGGTCGTGATTTAATCCTTGAATTGACTAAAGCTAAAACACCTAAAGGTAAAGAGTATACAGTTATTCAAACAATTATGTATGATGACCCAGCACCTTTACACGAAGATGAGGAAACAAAAAAATCTTGGTCTAACGATGAGTTAACTTGGAAAGATGTTTACTCTAAAAAACCTGTTGAATATCTTGAAGCGATTGCTCGTGGGGAAACACCTAAATGGAGTACTGAATTGGGTAGATATACTTACGGTGATTCAACTGAGAGTGAGGAATCATTCGGTGGTACTAAAGCAAAAACTGAGGTTTATGATGACCCACAAGTAAATGATGATTCTGACGAAGATTTACCATTCTAAATAAAAATACCTATAGATAGGTAGTGGTTGACTTAATCACTACCTTTTTTTATCTTTTATTTTAAAAACACAATATATGGCAGTAAAGAAAAAAGATTTTTCATTAGAATCAATCAAAGGTAAGTTTTCAACAAAGACAAAATATAAACCTGACAGTTTTTATGATTGTGGTGAGGAGTTTGCGGATGCTTGTGGTCTACAAGGACCAAGTAAAGGACATATTAATATGTTCTTAGGTCACTCAAACTCATCTAAAACAACAGCAATGATTTTGGCAGCGGCGAACGCTCAAAAACAAGGTGATTTACCTGTTTTTGTTATAACTGAAAGAAAATGGAATTGGGAACACGCGGTTGAGTTAGGTCTTCAGGCGGAACAAAACTCAGATGGTGAGTGGGACGGTAATTTTATCTTCAATGATAGTTTTGATTATATTGAACAAGCAACTGATTTCATTAATCAAATTTTGGATGCTCAAGACAAAGGTGAGATTCCTTACAACATTGTATTTTTATGGGATTCAGTAGGTTCAATACCTTGTAAGATGACATTTGATGGTAAAGGTGGTAAACAACATAATGCCGCAACATTTGCTGATAAAATAGGTATGGGTATCTCAGCGAGAATATCTAAAACTAAAAAAGAGGATGTTCCTTATTGGGCGACTATGGTGGTTATTAATCAACCTTGGGTTGAATTGCCTGACAATCCATTTGGGCAACCTGAGATTAAGGCTAAAGGTGGTGAAGCAATATGGTTAGCGTCTTCATTAGTGTTCTTATTTGGTAATCAAAAGAAAGCCGGTATCAATCACATTACCGCAACTAAAAACGGTAGAACAGTTGTTTACGCAACTAGAACAAAAATCTCAATATTGAAGAATCACGTTAATGGTTTGTCATATAAAGATGGTAAAATATTGGCGGTTCCTCAAGGTTACATCAAAGATGATAAAGCTGCTATTGAGAAATACAAAAAAGAATTTTCCGAATATTGGAATAAAAAATTAGGTGGTGAGGGTGACTTTAAACTTAGTGAGGTATTTGTTCCGACTGAAGAAGAAGAATTTGAAGATTGATTGTAGAACCATTTAATGGTAAAAAATGACTAAAACCTTATTGGTTGATGGAAACAACCTAATTAAAATTGGTGTTCACGGGGTGAAAGATTTCTTTCACTCCGGAAAACACATAGGTGGAGTGTGGCACTTTATAAACACATTACGACGATTTATTGAAACGGAAGGGTTTGATAAAGTTGTTGTATTTTGGGATGGTGATGAAAATTCATTGTCACGAAAAATATTATATCCCCAATATAAAGCGAATCGAAAGACCCCTTTTGATTTAGATAAAGAAAACTCAATTTCAGAACAGAAAGAACGTGTTAAACAATACTTGGAAGAGTTGTTTATAAGACAGGTGTTGGTAGATAAGAATGAGGCTGATGATTTGATTGCTTACTATTGTCAAATCTCACCTGATGAAGATAAAACTATATTTTCAGGAGACCGTGACTTAACACAATTAATATCTGATAAGGTAAGAGTGTATTTACCTGATTTAAAACAATACTATAAACTTGGTGATAAAATTAAGTTTAAGGAAATTGAAGTTCCCCATTATAACGTTAAGACTTACAAGATAATATCCGGTGATAAATCGGATAATATTGATGGTATCTATTACCTTGGGGATAAGACTTTGGTTAAAT